ATATAATTCTGAAGATTGGTTGATACTGGTTCTATTTGTTTGTTTAAAAATTCTAAATGTTTTAGTTAAATTTGTGCCTTGGGTCTCTGTATCTTTTGAAATGTTTATATCAATGAATTCACTACCATCGAACAATAGTCTTTTTGATAAACCTATCGCATCTTTTATTAAAATGTTGCCAGACATACAAGGCATTAAAATGCTATCAAAAATATTTAATTCTTCAAACACAGCACTTACATCAAAAGTGCCAAATTTAGAATTAATATTAAGATGATTTATTTTAAATTGCGTTGATTGCTTTATGTTTATGTTAAACGACATTACTTAATTACTCTTCTAAATTCTTCCTCAACAGCCGGAATAAATTCCTGTTTCAATAATTTAATAGTTCTTTTTGAATCATTGCTTTCTGTTTCGTAAACATAATACGATTTGTTTTCTTTAGACATAGTAATTTTAATTGGAGATCCATCACTCAATGTTATATTTGTAATAGAAGATACTGCATTTGCGTAAGTATTAGCATCGGTTTCAGTTTTTGTTTCCAAATAATCACCAGTATTAGTTGTTGTTCTTGTTTCAATAATATAGTATGAATGATTATGTGATTGAGCCCAACTTAATCCTGATTGTCCAACATTTGCATTTGCTTTATATTTGTCTTCTATAAATCGTATAAGTGTTCTTTGATCTAAAGGCCAATCAACTTGTGGATCAATAATGTTATTAAACAATAGGACAATCCAATGCCTTTCAGGTGAACCATACAATTTATTTGCTATAATTTCTGGTGTATCACCGTCTTGAATATCATATTCATAAGCAATAGCAGTATTATCTTTAAAACTTTGTTCAAAATTAAATCTTGAAGTAATTTTTAAAGCAGAATCAACAGTGTTATCAGATAATTGATATATTGTTTTTGGGAAATAATTAAAGTATTTTGACATTTTACTAATTCGTTGTTGGTTGTTCAGTTATGCATTGCCTGTATCAGTTATGGTATTTTCTGCCCTAATATTAGTCCCATATCTTATGGGTGTAACAGAACCAGATTGATTTTTCAACAAAGTTTTTGTGACAATCTCTGTCTCTTTAAATTGTAGTGATAATCTTATTGCAACTGGCATACCAGTACCGCCCTTTGTTGCAGCTTGACCAGGAACTTCATATGCAGAGAATCCATTTGGTGCATAGTCAACTGAAAATTGCGTCAATACACATGTAGAAATTTTTGGAATATTAGGGTTTTCTTTACCATTATAATAAAAACTAATATCAAATTCAGATGGCGGAACCATAAAAAAACCACCAGTTCCACCCTGTGCAACTTCTGGGGCTTGATGAAATCTCAAGCGTTCAATAATATCTTGAACTCCTTTACCTTCTTTTTCTGACCTTGGATAAAACATAAATTCAAATCTAAATGTTCTGAATGATGGTTTTGAATATAGCAACTCAAGCATTGGATTTTGAACCACACCAAACGCTTGAGAGAAAGCAATTTGTCCTAATCCACCCGCTTCTTTTGCGAGGATACTAGCAGCGAATGGTGATGCATTACGCGCCAATTGTCTACCAAATGTTTCGTTAATACCACCAGTTTCTTTATATAAATCTACTGTTGATCCCGCCATTGCAACTCCCGCGGCCAATTTAGTGCCTCCACTTTCTATATCACTATATGACTGATTCTCGTCAAAAACAAGTGTATCTGGCATATAAAGAGCAACAGTATCAGTTATTCGTTTTTGAGCTCTAATACTGCCGGTTTGCAAAGCTTTACCAACATCACGGGCGATAGCCAATGATTCAGAACCAAAACCAACAAGGGCAGGGCCAAGTCCAGTTCTATTGCCAGTAAGCTCTTCCTTTGAAAATTTCTTTACAATAGAACCACCAAAAGAAGCCGCTTGTTCAACAAAAGAAGTCGCTTGTTCAAGTGCAGCGCCTGCTGTCTGTAAGATGTTTCCTGCGCCCGCAGCAAAAGAACCAAATGTTTGATTGTTTAAAATTGCAGTTGGTGTTTGATTTGTATTACCTCCAGGATCTTTATAACTCGTCAACCTTTGTTCATTGATGTTAATCACCATATAATGACCCTTATCCGAAGACGATAGGTCTTCTGGATACCTAAAGGTGTTCAATGCATATTGTGTATTATTTAATATACCTAAAGGTCCAGTTGCTTCTTTAGGCGCATTTACGATAATATCAGATAGGTTAAATAGTCCCATTTATTGTCCTGGAGGTTTACTAGATATATTTATCATACATATGGAGACTATTTATGTCATATAAAGGGTGGTTTACCCCAAAAAATCGAAGCAAATATAAAGGCGATTCTGAAAATGTCGTCTACCGTTCCTCATGGGAACTTAGGGTGATGAAATGGTTAGATGATAATCCCAATGTCATTTGGTGGGGTTCTGAGGAAATCATCATCAAGTATAGATCACCTCTTGATCAAAAAATACACAGATACTTTCCAGATTTTATTGTTAGATTAAAACAAAAGAATGGCACAGAATCAACTGTTGTCATTGAAATAAAACCCCACAAACAGACTATCAAACCTGTACAAAAAAGAAAGACAAACCGCTTCTTGCAAGAAGCGGCAACTTATGCAGTCAATCAAGAAAAGTGGCGAGCTGCAGACTTATTTTGTAAAGAACACGGGTGGCAATTCAAAGTGCTAACTGAAAAAGACATAGGCATTTGAGATAAATAGACTATGGCAAAGTTAATAGACAGAATTAAACAATCTCTTGCAAAAGAAGGTTATTCAACCGGCACAAATAATGCACGGAACTGGCTTCGTGCCAAAGTGAAAGATTTGAATCCTTCCACCAGAACTTTGATGGGTGATAGAGACAGACTTAAAAATAATTCAACAATTGGTAAAATGTACTTTTATTTCTATGATCCAAAAACTAAAGATATCTTACCATACTATGATAGATTTCCACTGGTGATTCCTATCGAATCATATAAAGACGGATTCTTAGGGTTAAATTTACATTACATTCACCCAAAACAAAGGTTGGTTCTTTTAGACAAATTGAGCGAGACTGCAACAAACAATAATTTTGATTCAAAGACAAAATTAAGAGTAAGTTATAGTTATCTTGCTGGCGCATCAAGAGCATTTGAAGCTACGCCGTGTATTAAGAGATATTTATACAGTCATATACAATCTAGATTTTTAGAAATCTCCGCAGATGAATGGGACATTGCCGCAATGTTGCCTGTTGAAACCTTTGTCGGTGCCACTACTAGTAAAGTTTACGCAGACTCAAGGAAAAAATTCTAATGTCATTCTCTCCAAATTTATTTTTGTCGCACATGCGTTCAAAAGATGGTCCTGCAAAACCATCTAGATTTGAAGTTATATTACCAATACCAGCATACATCAATCAGTTTGTTCCAAATAACATCATTGAGAATTTACTTAATTTACCAAATGCAATATTTGGAACAGTTACAGAAACTATTGGTAGTTTGCTTGGTAATGCTTCGCTTGGTTCAAATGCAACTCTATCCAGATATCTAGCCTTGCAATGTGAAAGTGCAGAATTACCAGGCAGAACATTAATGACACAAGAAGCAAAGGTTTATGGTCCAAGTTTTAAGGTGCCATATCAAAGTCAATACAATGAAATTACACTAACATTTTTATCTACAAATGAGTTTTGGGAAAGAAAATTGTTTGACCGTTGGATAGAAGCAATTCATCCGTCTGATACTAACAATATGAGATATGCAAAAGGTCCGCAGACTTATATGACGCCAATTAAAATTATTCAGTATGATGATTTTATTAAGCAAATATATGCCGTAGAATTGATTGATGCATTTCCAATTGGAGTTTCAGCTCAACAACTTAGTTGGTCTGAAGATTCATTTCATAGAGTAAGTGTGCAGTTTGCGTATCAAAGATACAAACCAGTGTATACTGGCAGTTACGATGTTGCAGCTGCAGCAGCTGCTTTGTTTGGGGTTGGACTAAACAAAATTTTACCTTTTGGTAGAGCAATAACTTAAATTTTTAACAAAGTGAGGACATTATGTTACCTAAAATAGATACGCCAATTTATGAAGTGAAATTGATATCAACAGGAAAGGCTATTCAGTTTAGACCGTTTTTAGTTAAAGAACAAAAATTGTTTTTGATGAATACAGAAAACGATGATGCTGAAGCAACAGTAAAGGTTATTAGGCAAGTATTGAAAAATTGTGTGTTATCTGATATTGATATTGATGCATTGCCAGTTTTTGATTTAGAATATTTGTTTATGCATTTGCGGGCAAGGTCTGTTTCAGAAGTTGTCAATTTGAAATACAGGTGCAATAACAAAATAAAAACTGAGACTGGAGAGGATAAAGATTGTGGGCAAATAAATGAGATTTCATTTAATGTGCTTGAGGTACAACCAACAATCACTAAAGGTCACACAAACAAATTTCAATTGAATGATAAAGTTGGAATTGTTATGAAGTATCCAACATTTGAATTAATGCAGTCAATTTTGGGTAAAGAAGAAGGTGATGTTGTTATGGATTTAATTTACAATTCAATCGATCAAGTTTATGATGAAGACACTGTTTATCATATGAAAGATAACACAAAAGATGAAATAATTGAATTTGTAGATAATCTACAGCAAAAAGATTTAGAAAATATCAGAAACTTTTTTGATACTATGCCAAAGATTGAAAAGAAGCTTGAATACAAATGCAAAAAGTGTGGTTACGAAGAGAACATCACACTGGAGGGCGTGCAAAGTTTTTTCGCATAAATTTATATCATGATAACCTAGGTAATTACTATAAGACTAATTTTGCGTTAATGCAACATCACAAATACAGTCTTACAGAACTTGACAACATGATACCTTGGGAAAGAGAAATATATGTCACAATGCTGACACAATATTTAGAAGAAGAAAAGCAGAGAATGGAACAACAAGCAGCTATGAATAAGAGATAAGAACTATGGCAAATTCACGATTAGAAGATATTTACAGAAAAGAACTAATGTCAAAAGGTTTTCTTGGGGCTTTTATATCCGCTTCTGGCGCAAGAATTAGAGAAAAAACGGACATTAGAGGTATGTTACCACAAACTGGCATTAGTGGAGCCGCATTTGAAAAAATGTTTGGTAAAAAATATCGA